GTCAGGGTCTTGGATGCTTATGGCATTGATAAGAAGTACACTCTGGCTTCTGAGTCTCCGCCTGATTATAAGGATGGATCTAGGTCCAATAAGGAAACCTGGCGTGAAAGAAATGTCCAAGACCAATGGAAAAAAGGGACTACCGTTATTCCTGCCCGCAGTAAAGTGTGGACAGTTAAGGAGATGATGGCGCTTAATTCCAAGTTTGAACACAGTTGGGCTGATGAAATGGAGAGTGAGATTATGACTGATAAAGCTGCAAGTGATGTGGCTAATAAGTTTTTGGATCAGAATTTCCCCATGATGAAAAATGGAGTAAAGGTGTGTAGCATTCAATTTATTCATGCGAATATTGGAGTTGTACCTAGTCATGCTGATGTGGCGGGCTGTACGACGATCATTGATTCTATTGAGTATTCTGTTGAAAGTCTATGCACAAATTCGCACCGTGATTTACAATTGGTTACTATAAATCGGAAAATCGCCTTTAAAGACCTTAGGCGGCATCTGCGGCCTAGATGTTTGGCAGAGGATCTGACTGGTGTACAGGCGTGCCTCTTCGTTGACCGCGGGAGGCATAAACGCGAAAAGGTCTGTTATTTGAGCAAGATTGTTACTGTTCCGATCAACACTGGAACTTATGAAGCTATGCCATATTCATCCACTCCGCATACTGTTTCTTATGAAGTTAGTAGTGTGGAAACAGCTAGTGGAGACTGCGGTTCCCCCATTATTATAATAAATAATATGGTGCCAAAGAAATTTGTAGGCATACATATTGCTGGAGGCCGTCAAGGATATGCGGGTCTCATTTATTTTGACGATTTTGCTTGTGAGTTAGTTGTGAGTGAGACGTTGGATGAGATCAATGTTTTGAAATGGCAAGGTGTTTTGCCGCCTCTTGTCTCTGATGTTGAGGCGTGGAGCGGCCCGCCATTGTACAAAGTGATTGGAGTAGCCGGTAAGTTGGAAAACGGGATTAGGAAGTTATTTCCTTGTCGCCAAACCAACCAGACTAAGATGTATAAGAGCCCTTTTTCTGGGTTGGATGAATTTTTTCCGCAGAAATATGAGCCTGCAATCTTAGATTTCAAAGATCCTAGATTAGAGAACTCGCTGATCCATCCTTATAGAGAGGCTGTGTCAAAGTGGAATCACGCCCAGCCTCCTGTTGATATGGAGTTGTTGGAAGACATTGTTGACAATATTGCTATGCACATATCACAAATTTGTTTCCAGGAGAATGTTGCGACTAGAGTGTTG